AACTACGTCGAGCGAACTGGTTACTACAACTTCGTTGACGGCCCAAACCTCGACGTCCGTTGAAACCACAACCACCACAGAATACGTATCCCCACCAGTAGCGCAACCACCTGCAGTGGTTGAGCCTGAACCCATAGAAGAGCCAACCACAGAAGATACGGAACCCATCCAAGAGCCTGAAGAAATAGTTGAAGAAACAATCCCATTGGAACCTCCAGACACAGACCCTACTGTTGAGACAGAAGATACCCTACCGCTTGTCGAAGAACTGCCAGATGACACTACCCCCACAGAGGTGTTGCCTGATGAGGTAACAGAGGAGACCATTCCTCTTGAGGAGACCCCAGTTGAGGAACTCAACGATGAGGAGTTGTTAACCGCAATTGAGTCAATTGAGGAAGGTATGGAAGTTAGCGAAGAACTGGCTGTGGCTGTAGCCCAAAGCGCAGAGGTGGTGGCATCTCTTTCCTCAGAAGAGGCTACTGCTGTGTTCGAGGCCATCGAGGTAGACAATCTCTCCGAAGAAGAGGCACAAGCCATTGTGGAGGCTGTGCAGGATGCACCAGCCGAGGTTCGTGAAGCCTTTGAAGAAGAAATCAACATCTTCAGCCCTGGCTTTGACAACTACGTTCCACTAGGTAGCAACATCCCCGTAAGCACCCGTAGAACCCTTATTGCTGTTGCTGCTGGCGCAGCCATTGCTGCTGCAGGTACCCGTAGACCGTAACGAATGCACCTAATGGTGTGAAGAAGATTCTTTCCGAAATCCATGCATTGACTTGGACACTGGCCGGCACTGGAATGGTGCTTATTACGTTGTCTGGTCAAACTAAGACATTGGGTTGGGGAATTACCTTTATCGCAATACTCATACACCTACTTGGTGTTTACTTCAAGGAGAATGATGAATAAGGCAAAAGATATTGCTGGCCGTATTGTTGCACTGTTTTTGACTAACGCCCTCGGCGTTGTCACTGGTGCTGCTGTTATCGCCCCCGACTTGGAAGTCTGGAAGTCAGCGTTGATTGCTGGTGCAGTCTCAATTTTCAAGGTTGCCGAAGGTCTTGCCAAGGCAAGCATCGATGGCGTTTTGACCAAGGATGAAATTGATGCAGCCTTTGGTGCAAGCCCAAAGAAGATTGCAGCCAAGAAGGCAGCCCCTAAGAAAATCTAATGGAACTTACAGACCTTCTCAACGAGAAGGAGTGGCGTAAGTGTAAAGGTGCAGAAGGTGCAACCACCGAAGAATTGGTGGCTGCATTTTCGCATTTCTGTTCTACCTATTGGACTATCCGCCATCCTGAGCGTGGGCGTATCAAGTTTGCTTTGCGTGAAGCGCAAGAAGAAACCGTTCGTGTGTGGATTGACGCACGATATAGCATTGTGCTCAAAGCCCGTCAGATTGGATTCTCGACTCTTGCTTCTGCGTTCACATTCTGGGAGACATTCTTCTGGCCTGACCGTTTTACGGTAATGCTCTCACGCACGGAGCGTGAAGCATCCAAGTTGCTGCAAAAAACCAAATATGGCTACAAGATGTTGCCACCCTGGATGAGAGTACGTGGTCCAGACTTACTGTCTGACAACCAACTAAAGATGGTTTTTGCAAACGACTCTTCCTTGGAGTCTTTGCCATCAGGAAACGACCCTGCTCGTGGTGAAGCGGTATACCGTGTAGTAATCGACGAAATGGCGTTCTTGCCCAACCCCGATGAAGCATGGGCATCTATTGAACCAATTGCTGACGTAGGTGGTCGTGTTATTTGTTTGAGCACAGCCAATGGTGAGGGCAACATATTCCACACGCTATGGGTTGGCTCACAAAACAAAACCAACCGATTCGAAGGAGTATTCTTTCCTTGGTCTGCTGGAGACCGTGACGAAGCATGGTACGAAGCCAAGAAGCGTGACCTCCCAGACTGGCAGTTGGCGCAAGAGTACCCATCAGACCCAGAAGAAGCCTTTATCCGTTCTGGCCGTCCTGTGTTCGACCTGGAGGCAATCCGTGCAATTGAACCGATTGACCCAGACCGTGGATACTTAAAGAAAGGCTACGGAAAAAATGTTTACAACTTCATTCAAGATGGTGGTGCTTTAGCAGTTTGGGATTTCCCAAACCTGCACGAAAACTATGTCATTGGTGCTGACGTTGCAGAAGGTCTTGGTCATGGTGACTACAGTTCAGCCCATGTAATTTCTGCAGACACAGGAATGATGGTTGCTCATTGGCACGGTCACGTTGACCCCGACTTGTTTGGCGAAGAGATTCTTTCTGCTCTGGGGTATTACTACAACCACGCCTTGATTGGCGTAGAGTCCAACAACCACGGTCTAACCACGATTAAGGGTCTGCAAAGGATTGGTTATCGCAACACCTACCGACAGCGCAAGATGAACGCCAGGAATCCCGTGGCTAGTGAGACAATGGGTTGGAGAACAACCTCGGTATCCAAGCCACTGGCAATTGACGAACTCAATGCCGCCATCAGAGATGAAGGCATCTCGTTGTATGACGCTTTGACAATGGCTGAGTTACGCACATTTGTGCGTGAGTCAAATGGCAAGATGCATGGCAGTCCACACGACGACAGGGTGATGTCGTTGGCAATCACAAATCAGATGCTAAAGTATGTTTGGCTTCCTGAGTACCGTTTCGACCCAGCACCTCCAAGGAATACCTTGGGATGGTGGGAACAATTCATTATTAAGGAAAAAAAACCAAAGAAGACACCAATCGGTGCTTTTAATACAAGAGAGTAACGAATCAACCTTATATCTATGAAGAACTTTCGCTGTCTAGAGTGTTTAACTGAGTTTGAGGCTGATGAACTGCCTCGCCGTGGCTCATATTGTTTCAAATGCCATATTCGTACAATCAATCTTGGTTTTACTTATGGTCAAGAAGATTTTCACGGACCAACAGTCCGTGAACGTGCCAAAGAACAAGAGCGTCTAGCGGCTGAAGCCGGCATCAAAGCCGAACCTGTCGGAAACAGGTGGGTGTGACATGGATGCAGTCTGGGTTCCTATCGTCGTGGCGGTCATCACAGGACCAGTCGTGGTGGTACTACAAAAACTCAGACGGGAAAATACGCAACAACATGAGGAGGGCAGGGACTTGCTCAAACTTGTGGGAATTAAAGTCGACAAAATCGGAAGCAAACTTGACCAACATATCGGTTGGCACCAAGGAAAGAAAGAGGAATAATGGCTAGGACATCTAATTCCGAATACATTAAGCGTTATCGAGACAGGATTGAACAGTCACGCCGTTGGAGGCGTGAAGAGCGTTACGACGATTTGTGGTCACGAATGATTGACATGTATCGTGGCAAGCACTACAAGGCAAGCACGGAAGAAGACCAGTTGCTGGTCAATGTGGCTTTTGCAACCATCAACGTAATTGCTCCTGGAGTTTCTGTTAACTATCCAAAGATTACTGTTAATGCACGAAAGTATGAAGATGCTCCACGTGCTGTTGTGACAGAAGCGGTTGTCAACTACTGGTGGAGACACTACGAGTGTCAAAAGGAATTTCGCCGTGCCGTCAAAGACATGCTTATCTGTGGACATGGATGGTTAAAGACTGGTTATCGTTTTGTTGAAAAAGAAAACGATTATTACGAGAACTCAGATGAGTTGGCGTCTGCTGCACCAGAATCAGTCACAGAAAGCGAATTGGTCATTACTGAAGACCGCCCATTTGTTGAGCGTATTTCAATGTTCGATGTGTTTGTTGACCCAGATGCAACTTCAATGTCTGACATAAAATGGATTGCTCAAAGAGTACGTAGGTCTCTCAAAGATGTAAAGAAAGACAAGCGTTACAACTCAACAGCAAGAAATGAAGCAGCACCATCACACTATTCCAAGTGGGGAATTGATGACTTCCGTGGCAATCTTCGTCCTCGTCGAAACGAGGGCGATGATGATGCCTATGTAGAGATTTGGGAGTACTACGACATTGACAGAAACATGATGTCGGTGTTCTGTGATGGAAGCGACAAGTTCTTGGTTGCACCAATCAAGATTCCTTTTGCATTCGGACATCCTTTTGTGATGCTCCGCAACTACGACGTTCCTGACTATTTCTACACCATGGGTGAACTTGAAGCAATTGAACCATTGCAGATGGAACTTAACCAAACTCGTACACAAATGATGAACCACCGCAAGAGGTTCTCACGCAAGTGGTTGTATAAGGAATCTTCGTTTGACGCTGACGGTCGTTCTGCTTTGGAATCCGATGAGGACAACGTTTTGGTTCCTGTTATTTCCGAAGACTCATTGAACAACGTTGTTGTTCCAATGCCAGCGGTAATTAGCCCACCAGAGTTCTACAACCAATCAAATCTCATCTCTTCTGACATTGACCGTGTATCTGGTGTATCTGAATACCAGCGTGGTGCAATGCCAGAAATTCGTCGCACAGCGACTGAGGCTGGAATCATTCAAGATGCCGCCAACGCTCGCTCTGCTGACAAATTGGCAATCATCGAACGTGCTATTGGAGATTGTGCTCGCAGACTCGTAATGCTTGCACAACAGTTTATGACTGGTGAGCAAGCAATTAGAATTATTGGTTCAGAGTCAAAACAAAGTTGGGTGAACTTTGACAGCGATTACCTTCAGGGTGAGTTCGACTTTGAGGTTGAGGGTGGTTCAACCCAGCCAGTTAACGAATCGTTCCGTCGTCAAATGGCAATGCAGGTTGTTGATGCAATGGCACCGTTTGCCAGTGCCGGTATTGTTGACATGCCAAAACTAGCCAACTATGTGCTTCAGTACGGTTTCGGCATCAAGAACGCTGCCTCCTTTGTTATGCAGCCAGAGTTGCCACCAGAGCCAATTACGCCTCAGGGAGTTCCTGAACCAATGGAGGGAATGCCTCCACAGGGAATGCCAGAAGGCATGCCAGGCGGCATGCCACCAGAAATGGGTGGTGGTTTACCACCAGAATTGGCACAATTGCCACCTGAAGTATTAGCCCAATTAATGCAACAATTGCAGGGTGGCGGAATGCCACCTCAGGGGATGTAACGATAAAAACATACTAGTAGAGCAACCTTGGAGGACTCGAACGAATGAGCGATATAAATAGCAATGAAGTCAGTACGGAAGCAACCCCAGAGTTAGAAAGCAATGGACAAGTTGAAGAAGTTTTAGATGTAGTTGAAAACCTCACTGAAGAGCAAATTGATTTGCTTCCCGTTGATGAGTACGGAGACAAATATGTTTCTGTGTCCGTCGGTGGAGAAGACATCAGAGTGCCTCTCAAAGAGGCGCTTTCTGGATACCAGCGTCAAGCGGACTATACCCGCAAGACACAGGAACTCAGTGAGCAACGGAAACAAGTACAATTTGGTGCTGCTTTGCAGGAAGCCCTGCAGAATGACCCGAATGGTACTTTGGCGCTGCTTTCACAGCACTACGGCGTTGCACAGCAACCCTCTGAAGAAGAGGAACTGTACATGGACCCAGTGGAGAAACAGTACCGACAGTTAGACCAGCGTCTAGCGGCTTTTGAACAACAAAAGGCGATGGACCAGTTGGAGAAAACTGTTCAGTCTCTGCAAACACGATACGGCTCGGATTTTGATGCCAATGAAGTTGTAGCCAAGGCTCTCGCCATTGGCTCTTCGGATTTGGAAGCAGTTTACAAGCAAGTGGCGTTTGACAGGTTGTATGAGGACGCTTTGGCTGTTCGCCATCTTCGTGAGAAGAAGGCTCAAGAACAGACACAAGTTACTCAGGCAAAACGTCAAGCATCGGTTGTGAGTAACGGCTCATCAGCATCTAGCGCCGATGTATCGGCTAAACCAATCACATCATTGCGAGATGCCTACGAAGCCGCAAAACGGCAACATAGCGTTTAGCATTTAACCCCAAGGAGAAAATATCATGGCTAACGCCAACTTTGATGCGCTTCTGTCTACAACCCTTGCTAACTACCGTTCGCAATTGACCGACAACGTATTTACTGCCCGCCCACTCACCTACACCTTGATGGACAAGGGTCGCATCCGTATGCTTAACGGCGGTACGAAGATTGTTGAACCACTTATCTACGGTCAGAACTCAACTGTTGCTTCATACAGCGGTTATGATTCGCTTGCCTTGACCCCACAAGAGGGTATCTCGGCTGCTGAGTACGACTGGAAGCAGTACGCTGCTTCTATCGCAATCAGTGGTATCGAAGAAGCCAAGAACAACGGCGAACAAGAAATCATCAACCTTTTGGAAGCAAAGATTATGCAGGCTGAAGAGTCCATGCGTGAATCCTTCAACCAGATGTTCTTCGGTGACGGAACTGGCAACAGCGGAAAAGACTGGAACGGCCTTGGCAACTTGGTTGAATCCGGCAACACCGTTGGTGGAATCAACTCCAGCACCTACTCGTACTGGCAGTCAAAAGAAGAGAACACTGCAACTGCATTGACTCTTGCTCAGATGTCCACGATGTACAACAACGTTTCGGTTGGTAATGACCACCCAGACACCTTGTTGACAACTCAGACGTTGTTTGAGAAGTACGAAGCATTGCTTCAGCCAAACCTCCGTTACACGGACACCAAGACTGCAGATGCTGGATTCCAGAACCTGTTGTTCAAGGCTGCTCCTGTAATGTACGACGTACACTGCACCGCAGGCGTGTTCTATTTCCTCAACAGCAAGTACATCACCTTGGTTGGTCACTCCAACAAGTGGTTCTCGCAGACTGAGTTCATCAAACCAGAAGACACCGATGCTCGCTATGCGCTCATCATGTGCTACGGCAACCTGACAGTACGTAACCGTGCCAAGCAGGGCAAACTCACGGCAAAGACCGCCTAAGTTAACTAACCTAAAAGGAGAATGAAATGCCACTATTAGCAAACAGCACAGACGGTGCGGTAACACGCAAGCGTCTAGAAAACTATGTTGCACAGCGTGAAAAGGTTACGGCAGTAGCAGTAACAAACGCAGCAACACCAACCGCAGCACAACTGCTTGACAGCAAGTTGTTCGTTGCAACACCAACAGAAGACACAACCTTCACCCTTCCAACTGCAGCACTTGTGCTTGCAGCGTTGACGGATGAAGTCGTGGGTACGTCGTTTGAGTTCACGATTGTGAACCTTGCGTCGTCCTTCGAAATCGTTGTTACAACCAACACTGGTTGGACAATCACTAGTGGTGGATTGATGACCGTATTCGATGGTACTGCAGCAACTTTCCTTGCTGTTGTAACTTCGACATCGGCAATCCAGTTGTACCGCAAGAGTTCTGGCGGTGCAGTTAAGTAAGTAATTTGAATCGGGGGGTGGAGGCCACACTCCACTCCCCTTTTCTTTAAGGAGAATCATGCCAGTAAAGTATCGAATTCTTGACAGCCATGCGAGTGCAACTCCAAAGGCTGGAACAAAGACTTCTACCTACCCAGGTGGTAAGTCAACTAAGTCAGTTAAATCATCCAAAAAAATGAAATCATCTAGCAAAGGAATGTACTAATGGCAAATCCAAATCGAATGGTCAGGTCAACTGGTGGGGCTGCACGTAATGCAATCGGCAAGGCTTATGTAAAGCCAAAAATGGCTGGTACATCTGCAGCAGGTATGGGTCGTGGTCGTGCAGACAGCATGCCAAAGGCTAAAGCCAAAGGACCAGGCAAAGATGCCGCTTATAAGCCAGGAGACATGTTCCGTTCAGGCCGCATTGTTCAACCAGGTGCCGCATCTGGAAAGCCAAAAGCAAAGTCAAGTGGCGCTGCTGCAAAAGCAGTTGCCGCTGGTCGTGCAAAAGCAGCAAGTCGTGCAAAGACAAATGCAGCAGGCAGAGGCAAGAGTGCTTCGCAGGATATGAACAAGCGTCCAGTAAAGGCTCTTTACAAGAATAAATAATTGTTAGTTACCTTCGCAGGTAACAAACAAGGCTATTGGTATATGAAAAATGCCAAATTAGCACATTCAATGTACGGACAGCCCGTGGCTGGTATCCGACTTGCCCCGACAGCGGGTGCCAAACTGGCACCACCTTCTGCGCCCTATATTGGGCGCAATCGCTGTACAGCCAACGATGACACCTGTGAAGGTCCGAAGGCACGGGGCACTGATTTCTGTATTGGACATCTACGTTCTAAAGGCGAGGCTAAATGAGCATTACCCTTACACAACTCCGTACACAAGTCAGGAACATGGTTGACCTAGACGAAACCGACCTTCCAGACAGCATTGTTGACCAGTTCGCTCGTGAAGGCTTTCAGCGCATCTACTCACTTGAGCGCAGGTGGCCGTATCTACAAGAGACATACACATTCAACACGGTCGCTAACCAGCGTGAATACACCATTTCTACCATCGGTGATATTCGAGAAATAATTTCTGTTGTTGATACGAGCACCTCGGGTGCTCGGTTAACTTTGATTCCGTATGACAATGCTGAAGAGATTTGGCTTGGGAACACAGATGTTCCCAGCCGACCGTACTTCTTTTCTTTCTGGGATAAGAAGTTGCAGTTGTGGGCCAAGCCTGATGCAATTTACCCAATCACTGTTCGTGCTTATCGTAACCCTGTATATACATGGCTAACGAACACAAGCGAAGCAATTGACCTTGACGAGTGGTTCCATGCCCTGCTTCCTTACTTTGTGATTGCACGGGTTTACCAGCGTCAGGAAGACTCTGATTTGTCCGCTATGTACATGCGTTCGTTTGAAGAAGGTGTTGGACTTGCTCGCCGTGACCTGATGAAAGCATCAAGTGCACAGCCGGTTATTATGTCTGCTGGTCGACAGTATCCAACTATGCGTCGCTGGTTGCAGACGCTTGGGGCGACACTTGGACAATGAGTGCTGTATCTGTTGAACGCTACGACGACTTCACTGGTGGTCTAAACCTTCGGGCTGACCAATTCCAGTTGAAGCGCAATGAGTCACCCGACATGTTAAATGTCGAGGTTGACCCACGTGGTGGATTGTTTACTCGTGGTGGAATTCGTGAGATAAACTCAACAGCAATTACTGGAACATGGAACCCACACAAACTGTATGCGTTTCCTGGTGCTACACCGCACTTGATGTTGGCGAACCACACAAAGGTGTACAAGTCAACTGGTGGAAACTTCACTACTCTGCAGTACTCATCTGGTAATGATGTAACTGCAGCACAAACCCATGGTTCGTGCATGGCTGCATGGGGTAAGACTTTGTATCTAACAACTGGTACCGCAGGTAGTGGTGGTTATTCTTGGGTTACTACGGATACATACGCTACTGCTTTGACTGCTTCTGGTTCGTCTCCCCATGCGTGGCAGACTTCACCAACTTCATCGGAACATAAGATGCCAACGGCTGAACACATTATTGTTCATGCGAACAAGATGTTTGTTGCGAACACAACAGAGGCTGGTGTGGCACATCCTAATCGTGTTCGTTGGTCACTTGAATCAATCCCAGACAACTGGGACCAAGATGATTATATTGACTTCGAGGGTGGTGGAGAAGGAATTACCGCCCTTGCTGTAGTTAGCGGTCAACTTGTTGTATTCAAACAAACAGCAATGTTTGTTGTGTATGGATACGACTCGACAGACTTTAGAGTTGTTCAATTGTCACCACAACTTGGTGCATTAGAACATGAGCACGTTGCTGTTGCACCAAACGGTGTTTACTTCTTTTCTCATCCACAAGGATTGTATTTCTATAACGGAACACAAGTAATTGATATTTTTACAAACTTAAAGTCAATGTACCCAGATGGTTACATAAACTCAACAGCAGATGACAAGATAAGTGTTTCGTATGTTAATGACCGTGTTTGGCTTTCAATGCCATTTTCTAAAATAACATCAGTTGATTATACAGCCATCTCTTTTGTGTACGACCCAACAATCAACAATGGAACTTATGTTGCCCACAAGACTGCAGACGGTTATGGTCTAATCGGTGGAACCGATTGGACTAATGCTTCTGGTGAATCCAAGCCGTTCATGATTCATCCGAACATTCCTCGTGTTGTTGAGATAGATGTTTATGATGAAGAAAAGGATTTACTTGGTGGTACTGAATCAAACTTTGAATCATATTATCGAACAGGTTGGGTTGATGGTCGTTCTTATTCAATGAAGAAAATGTGGCGTAGACCAGACTTTGTTGTTAAACAAACAGATACAGCACGACAAATAAATGTCAAAGTATTTCACAACTTTGAAGAGGCTTTGGGCAACGAAAGAAAGTCTTTCAATATTTCGCTAGAAGCATCAGCATCAGGAATGCTTTGGGGTGAAGGCTACTGGGGTGTTGGAAAATGGGGTCTTCAGGCCGCAGGTGCGCAGGTTGTGCGGGGTTCAAATCTTGGTTTAGCACGTGCTGTTCAGTTGTTGTTTACTGGTCCTACTGGTTTGTTTTGGGGGATTGACAGCATTGCTTACAAATTTAATACACGAAAGGTTACTGGATAATGGCTATCACAATTACACATACTTTTACTAACGGAACTATTGCTGAGGCCGCTGAAGTAAACGCAAACTTTAACGACGTTGAAAACTATGTCAATGGTTTGTCTGATGGAACAAACATTGATTCATCGGCAATTACTGCAGTAAAACTTGCTACCAATGCCGTAACAACAACCAAGATTGCTGACGGTTCTGTTACTTATGCAAAATTAGATAGCACAACTGTTTCTAATGGTATTTCACAAGATGACCAAGTTATTCTTTCGGTTCAGGTATTTGGATGAAAGAAGCACTTCACATTCCTGCAATCACTGCACTGTCTTCTGTCGATGCTACGGCTATCCGTCAGATTACTTTGTCGTTGGTTGAAGCAATTGAGGATATTAAGAAAGAGGTGGAGACTCTAAAGAGTCGTCCACAAAATAGTGCGTACACAAGGCAAAGGAACGATAGATAATGGCTTACGACCCAAGTTTGTTTGAAGCACGACGCCGTGGTCTTATGGAGAACTACGCTGCAACTGGTGCTGCTAATACATACGGCAACTTTATATCGAAACAGGGACAGGCTAGAAACTTTGCAGATTTGCAAGAAGAATACAAAAAGGCTGCTCCAAGGGTTGTTGCTGGTTATGGTGAACGTGGTCTTCTTACTCCAAATGTTCGTTCTGGTGCATTTAATAAAGCGATGCAGGAGTTTGCAAAGAATAGAATAAAGTCTGAATCTCGTGCACGGCAGGACATGGCACAGAGTGACCAACAGTACGGTTTGGGAATGGCACAACTGGGTGCTGGCTACAGGGGTAGTTTGGCTGACCTTGAAGCAGAGAAGGCTAGGGAGATAGAACAAACTGCAGCAGAATTATTGAGACTAAGGAGTGGTTACTAATGGTTAATCCGAACACAATGGGTAAGGGCAAGGTTCGTACATACGAGCCGTTGCTTAATCGCAAACCAGCAGGACAAGTTGTTGCTACCGCACCAAAACCACCCGTTGGCGGTGCCATGACCGCTATGAGCCGTGAACCTGCTTTGAACAGAATCGGTCTAAGTCCGACTGTTGCTCCGACAACATATAGAACCAAAGCAATGCGTGACGCAGAAATAGAAGCAGCAGTAGAGGCTCGATTGGGTGCAGGCGGTGCTGGTGCTGCAGGTGGAGTTGGTGGAGTACTTGGAATGCCAACACCCTTTCAACAATCACTCGGACTTCTTGGTAGTTCCGGTGGAAGCGGTGGTGGTGGTATGACCGCAGCGCAAAAAGCAGCATTGCTCGGTGCACAACTTGACCGTGATAAGTTCAACTACGACAAAGAACAAGACGCTGCTGCTTTGGCGAAACAACAACAAGCACTTCAACAAATGCAGAATCAGTTAAACACTGGTGGATACCGTGGGAACATTGATGCGTTGTTAAAACTTATTACAGGAATGGAAACGACTGGTGAAAAGAACATTGGTAATATTTACGATACCTCTGTTGGTAATATTGGACAGGGTTATGACGCAGCAACTGGTTTACTAACCAAAGGTTACGACGCTGCAGACCAATATCTTCGTGACAACCCAAACAACCCATACGCCAATTTAACTGCATCGACTGTGAACGTAACAAATCCAATGGAACAGTTCTTGCAGGCGTATGGTGCATCAAGTCCAGATGTTCAGGCGCAGGTTGCTGCAGAACAGCAATCTGCTAACCAGGGTTCCAATGCATACAATGATTTTGTAAAACTCTTGAGTGGTGCCTCACAGCAGTCCGACAAGTCACGACTTGCCGAAATGTTGATGGCACGGAACATGGGCAATGTTGGTCTAGGTCAGCAACGTGCTGCTTATCAGTCTCAAGCAGCCAACCAGCAACAGCAGGCAATGGCTGCTCTACAGCAGCAGATTGCCCAAGCAAGGTTTGAGCAAGAGTCTGCAGCAGGCAACAGACAGCAAGATTTGATAAATCAAATTATTGCTGCTGGTGGTAATCCAAACCCACCTGCCGCACCACAGGCTCCAGCAGGCGGTGGCTCTCTGGTCTCTCCAGATGTACTGGCACAACTCCAGGCAGAACTCGGTGGGATGAATTTCGGAAACATCTTCGGGTAACGAAAGGCATATAGAGTATGGCACCACAGCAACCAGTTAACCCTAATTTCATGACAATGCTGCCTATTTTGGCTCAGTACATGAACCGCAAGGGAGGGGCCAATTCTGGGGATATGTCCAATATCTTCAACGAGTTAATGGGTCTGATGTCCAATTCGTACACACCTCCATCTGAGATTTCCGATGAGGAAATCCAGCGTATCTACGCCCCACAGACCAATGCGGTCAGGGGTAGCGATGACCCCATCCTTCAGGGAATATTGGCTGACATTGAGTCTGGTACTCCAGCCTTGAAAATCAAAGAAGCAATCCGCAGGGGTGTTTACGAAACTGGCAATATCAAGTTGTCGACCCCAGAAGACCTCAGCATGTATGACGGTTTGGTTGATGACTTGTACTCCGAAAAGAAATCTGTTGACCAAGAGCGTTATAAGATTGCGAACAAAGAGACAATCTATGAGAAGTATGGTCTTCCAGACCCGAACGAACAGTTTGACCCACAACAGTTGTTCCCAGATGTGTACGCAGGTTTAGACGCACAAGAGGCTGTAGCAAAACAGGGTGTTGATGCTCGCACGAAAGCAATCAGGGATAAGTACATGCCCCAAAAGGGTTCAGAACCTTATAGGCGTAGTCTTTCTTTGGAAGACCTTGCAAAAGGAAAGGGATTTGGCTACACAGACTTTGCCTCTGGCAAAGTTGATAAGTCTTTGTTTCCTAAAGCAAAAACCACAACAGATATTCAGGGTTACAAGACACTTGCAAATCAACTTAATCAATATGCTAAGGGTAAGCCCGTGCTTGATGCACAGGCTACATCTGATTCTGGTAAAAGTGTTTTCTTTAATGACGAAACGTACAGAAGGAAACTTGCAGAACTTGAAGATATGAGTGGACTCAAAATTGCCTCTCCACTTTCAATGACCAAAATGTCTAGTCAAAAAGAAAAAGGCAATAAAGCAAAAATGAACTACGAGATGGAACTTGCTGGTGCTCCAGCAACCAACTTGAAAGTTGGTAACACTGGAGGTGCAGTAACTGACCTTGGTGTAGACAATCTTCGTGACCCAGTATTGCAACAACAAAAAATTAAAGAATTGCTTACGAAGAGAGTTCAGGAAGGTTTGGCAGCAAGAGGAGAAACACCGTTCAATCAAGCGTTACTTAATAGAATCGTATTGAACACATCCATGGGCAAGTAATGGCCACACAACAAGATTTACTTAATGCACTTCAGGGGCTGACACAGCAGTCCTATACACGCTCTGCTCCAAGTCAGATGCCGAGCGTTGCTCCGACTGGTCGAACGGCTACGCCACCTGCTGCTGCTTCTAAATTCCCCACCCTTACATCCACTGTCGCTGGTGCGCCACAGGTTGGTGGCTCACCCGCTGTACGCATGAAGTCAAACCAACTTACTAACTACGCAACACAGCAGTCAGTAAACTATCCAAAACTTACGGACCAAATCAATAGTGCTGCTGCTGGCAAGAGTGAACCATCTGGTGCGCTTGGAGTTCTTGGGAACATACTCAACAACCCAGTTGCTAAGGTTGCACTTGCACCGTTGATGGTTCTTGACACTGGTCGTCGTGCGGTAATTTCTGGTGTTCGTGAGGTGGCAGATATTCTTGACACCGATAAGAACACGAAAGCATCTTTGGGTGATTGGTTCAATCAAACCAAAGATGTAACCTACGGATTTGGTACAGCATTCCCGATGAAGGGAAACTGGGGTAGGGCTGTTGGTTTGTTCGGTGACTTGGTTCTTGACCCAATCAACTGGTTAACACTTGGTACCTCGATACCAGCAACCGCTGCCCTAAAGGTTGGTGCTACGGCTAAGGGTATTGCAAGTAAGGCTGTTGTTGAAACAGCAGAGGAACTTGCTGCTCTTGGTCCAGCATACATAGAACGAGCAGTAGCAAAAGAAGTTGCTGCAGAAGCAACACGTGTAGCAAGTGCTCAAGAGGGAAGGAAACTTAGGGCTTTAATCGGCAAAAGAATTACTGGTCGTACCTCTCGCACCAATCTTGCCGGCCTTGCCGACAAACTTGGTGCATCACCAGAACTTGTGCAAGATGTTGCAAAACGAGGAAGAGTTGCTCTTGATAGCACTGTTGAGGGTCAGGAACTTGCAGCAAAGATTGGTCTCAAGAAAACTGGTTTGTATATTGCAGGCACACAAAAGAGGATTCCATTTACTGGTCCAGTTGCTGAAGCAATTCAGACTGGTTTAGTTTCCTCTCGTGTCGGCATCATGGGTAGCCGTCCCTTGGAATGGCTTGCAGAAAACTTTATGCCCAAGGGAACATCGGCATCTAGGAACATGACTGAACTTCGTCGTGGTCTTGCAACTGGCAAGATGTACATTGATGGAAGATTGCAGAAGATGGACCCACAGATTGCTCGGTGGGCTGTTCGTCTTGAGGGTGCAGACCAGGCAGCACGAAGTCTACAGGCACAGATGCTTGATAGTTACGCAAAGATTGTTGCACCATTGCTTGAAGAACCAGATGTTAAGGCTGTTGGTGCAGACTTCTACAAGTTTTTGGATACTCCAGAGTTCAAGCCCAATGGTGCTTTGAACTGGCCACGCCAGTTATCCCCAACCGAAAGAACTGCATACGACAAACTTCGTGCAGCATTCGAGGGTTGGCGGGTTGACATTGAATCCAAGTATCAACTAGTAGACCCAAACTTCCAAATGAAGGGTATCAAAGACTACCTGCCTCACCTTATGACAGACGAGGCACGTGATTGGATTAACAGCATGTCATCCGCAAGAGCCGAAGACATCTTGAAGTATCTCAAGGTAAACATGACAGACCCGACTGCATCGTTTCAGTCACGAAATCTTGTCAAGGGTGCAGAGTTTTTTGGAAAGACATTGACCGAAGAAGATGTGCTCGGTGGTCTTGACACACTGAACAAGATAGCACGTGAATCGAATCGTGGTTTTAAGGGACAGTTCTTTGAAACAGACATCAACAAGATTATGCAGAAGTATGGTGAGCACTTTTCTTCGCAGTATGGAACTGCGGAGTTTATGCGTATTGCCAAAGAGGGTGGAATGCTTTCTGAGTCTGTTGCAATGGGTTCGGTCACAAAGGAATGGATTAGGTCAATTGCTGACCACGCCAAGATGCTTGAGGGTGCAGTAACTGAGGCACATGCTGAAATGGCTTTGGCTGGAAGAAATGCATTGGGAGCAGTAAAGTTGCACCTGGATTCAATGGCTGCAGAAACTGGTCAAGTTGGCAAACAACTTGATGAGTTGCTAAAGCAGGCCAAACAAGTTGGAACCCCAGAAGAAAGACTTGCTGGTATTCGCAATGCCAAAGAGTTGATGCTCAAGGCATTCAACGACAGGGCAAAAGCATGGAATGCTTTCAAGGATTCTCTTGATGGGCAGACACATGTTATCGATGTGCTTAACAAAAGTATACAGAACTCTCAGGATACATACGATGAGTTGATGAAGGCTGTTGACGATTTGGTCAACAACTATTCAGAGCGATACTCAAGGATGGGTGTTGGACTAACAGATGCTCCTGGACAAGCACAAGTTGTTGTTGGAACTGGTGGGGAACTAATTGCAAGTGGTGATGAGGTTGCTGAAGTAATCGGAAGAATGTTGACACCAGAAGAAAAAACAACTATTAAGTTGCTCACCGAAAAAACAAAAAACAAAACAATCACACCAGACGAAACATTAATCCTTAATTCTCTCAGCAATAAGGTTGATGCAAAACTAACAACCGTTGATGAACTCATCAAAACACTTGATAGGAAGATGGAGGCTGCCGCTGCAGCGTTGAAGGACTCACAAGACCAGTGGAATAAAGTTATGCAGTTGCACAACTTTATGGACAACATTATTGCTGGAAAAATTGACATAACAAGTATTGATGGTTCCGATGTTTACGATGAAATTCTTGATGCAATAAGTTACGATGGTAAAAGGGCTAAACGTCTACCCGCAATGAATGCGTTAAACATTAGGAAAGTATGGGGAGCAAAAGAACTTAAGGATATTCCTTTAGAACTAAAACAACTGAAGTCCATACTCGACCCTGACGGTCTTGTGTCCGCAGAAATGTTGTCAAGAATAAAGATATCAGATATACGCAAGCGTTTGGCCAAGCCGGCAGTTACACCAACCGACCTACGTGAACTTCGTGAAGCAGGTATCTGGTTGGTTGTGCGTGACGTGCTAAGTGATTCAGAACTCGCTGGACAGTTGGTAAAAGGATTCCAAGAAGCGTCAACAACTGGTGCAACTCAGACAAGGTTCTCCAACCTTGTTGAGTTGTTGCGACAGGCTGATGCAACAGAGAAATACATCTTTGGTGAGATTGGAGACTCTGGAACAATTGCATATAACAGGTCTGTTCAAAAACTTGCGAACCTAGAGTCACAACTAGAACAACTTGATGAAATTTCCACAACATTCGAAATTGATGGCCAAATTGGTTACTTTGGTGATATGGATGAAAAGAAATTAGCCAAATTAAACGAAGGAAGAAAATTAGTAGAAAAAAGAATTACTTCAGAAAAAAAACTACAGGAAAGACTATCTTCTAGATTAAATCGACATGACATGTCTGCACCACAAACAGCAGTAACGCTGAATGGTGTTAGGGATGTTATGGCGGATTTGTCATCTGGTATATCTGAGTACTACTTACACCGTGAAACCGTACACAACTTCAAGCGATTGATGCAGACACTTGATTTGTTCGGAGTTGCACCAACAGAAAATATGTACAACGCAATTCTTTCTGCGGTTGCCAAGCCTGAACTTGACGCTGCTTTAGATTTCATGAATGAATCTAAATCGTTGAAAGAATTGTTTTCTGATATGTACTCAAAGATTAATAGTTTTGGATTAAGGACAAGAAAATATAGTGATTTAACTCCAGCACAATTAACTCAAATAGAAAAAAATCTAATTGATAAAATTGGCGGTGTTCCAACAAATCAGCAACTTCGTGCTGAGTTTGTTGAACAGTTAAAGATAGACGACATCAGTCGCTCGAATATAATGATGGAAGAAATTGCCAAGATTCTGCGAGCACAACCGCCGACAAAGGGTAGGACAACCAAAGAGTTGGAAAAATTGCTTGAACAAAAAAGATTGCTTCAAGAACACTTCCCAGAGATTGAAGCAGTTTGGCTTGAGTCAAGGACTGGAAACATTAACCAATTGTTCTACAAGCATCCAGATGCTCTTTCTCTAGAGAGTGCTGTAATTCAAGAACTCCAAAAGGTTGGTATATATAAAGACTTCGGAAGACCTACCACTAGACGAGCCAGAGTAACAACGTTTACAGATGAGGGTATCGAAGAGTACGTTCCAAAGACTTCAGAGTCTGCTGATTACCAATATCAAAAATTAAGAGGACACATCGAAAAATCCATTAATGAATTGATGGAAAAAACCAACAACTCTGATATTGCAAAAGACCTAAAAAATAGGTACGACGAAATCATCAAACAAATGCAAGTAGACAGAAAGTTGGCATCTGACGCTGCTAAAAAAGTTGTTGGAACAAAGAACCAACGTCAACTAAGGAAACGTTTGTCTGCTCTTGCTTCTTCGCAGGATGGTGAGTACGGCTATGTTGGAATGTTGAAGAGGACATTCCGTGGTAGCGAAAAAGCAATGACTGATTTCTGGGGAAGCATTCTTGGTGGAGAAGTTTACGACTTCTCCGCAACCAGAGGTGCTAGGCAGTACAGGACTGTGCTCGAATCTGATTCATTCTTTGGTCGTCTTGACGCAAGAATCAACAGCAGAATTAACGGACTAACCACTCTTGTCGATGAGCCAAACTTGCCTACGGAAGTTTTGCTCGATGGCAAAGTTGGAAACTTTGTTGATGGCAAATATGTTCCTGGTGCTTGGTTACTCAGAACAGAACTGCGTGGACCCGCAGCGATGGCTAACGCATTGGAAGAACATGCAGATGACCTACTTCGAGTTATTGGAGAGGGCAAGGATTACAACTCCGAGTTAAGGGCTACAGAAAGAAAACTAAAGAGAGCAACGGAAAGGGCTGCAAAGCCTGTTGAAGAACCACAGAAGGTTGCCAAAGAAGCGGCAAAGAATATTGTTATTCAGCAACAACTTGACGATGTTGCTTCAACTCCGCAATACATTCGTGCGCTAAAGCGAGAAAGCGAACACAGATTCGCCTTGCAACTTGCACGACTAGATGAAGAGTCTGCAGTTGCTTTGGGATTTACCAGAGCAGAATGGAACTCTCTGTGGGACGACCCACTACGACCAACGAACATAGCGAGTATACGTTCACAGAGGAACGCATACCTTGGACAGAGGAAGAGGCTTCTTCAACAGCGTGGTTCCTTTGCGAGAACTGGTAAGTCAACTGTAGGTTTTGATGACAAGTTGCAAAAGATTGACGACACTATCCTTGCAGTAGAAGAACAGATACTTCAGCACGATTCAAGGACTTCTGCTCTAAACAAGTTTGCCAAACTTCATGATTCATTTGATGATATTGACTTCCAGGAAAGCATTGGTCTAAAGCCGAAGAAGACGACAAGAGCACCAATCAACGACTCTTATGGTCCGGACATGAGGCAAATTGGTTCAACGGTAGAGAGGCAGCCATACACTTCTGATGAAGCAATAAGAGAGTTTGTAAATCAACGCACTAAATACAACCAACCTCTTATGGTTTATACAAAAGTTTCTGATACTAGAATTCGTAGAAATTTCTTGTCTGAATCTTGGTCTTCTAGCGAAGAGTTGCAGTTGCTGGATGAATACAAGAAACTTGAATCAAAACTTGATACAAGAATGCATGATGCCTGGATTGCAAACAGGCAGGGTGTGTTAGACCATCAAGAGTTTCTTCGTGCTGAAATTTCAAGACTTCGTGGAACCATCTTGGCAAACGATACAAAGGTTTCCAGATTGCAAGAACAAGTTCTTGCAGAACTGGGAACAACTACTGCTGTTCCAAAAACAAAGTACGGTAAAGGACTGGCAGATGAGGCAAAGGGTGTCGCCAAGGAATTGCGTGAGATTGATGCCAAGGGACTAAAGGATGCTCGTGTCCGCCTAAAGAATAGACTTAAGTCCGACATTGGTCGTGAGCCAACCAAAGAAGAGTTGGCAGACTTGTTTGAAATGTTTGATGATTCAGTCAGGGCTGAATATGTAAGAATAGATAAAAGCACTGTAGAGGCTGGTGGAACACAGCGTCAGTTGGAAATGAAGGCAGAGCAACGTGCTATCGATGCTTGGAAAGCAGATAGGACTGGTGCTGCGAAGGGTGTGATTGGCGACAAGACAATCAACCGTCGTGCTTTCATTCCAGACACAAAGACCGAAGAAACAATGAAACTCCTCAACAACTTGAGGTTCGATTTGATTGTTGAACAGGGTCGTCAGAACGATGTTCTTGAATTGCTTAGCCAGATGAGTGCTGGTCGCAAGGAACTTCTTGCCGAGAAGATGAAGCAGATGCAACAACTGCAGAAAGCAATGGAAGTTAAAGAAAGAATGTTGTTGCCGACAAACAAGGCTAATCAAAAGGCTGTTAAGTCAAGTGAATCGTTTGCTCAAGCATCAAAGGCGCATCAGAAAGCCAAGGAGGCTTACGATGCTGCTGTTACGTTTGCAGAACACGGCCCGAAACAAATTGAAGAAACCAAGAAGACATTGGCTGACATTCAGAAGATGGCAAAAGACACTAGGTACTGGACATCATCAAAGAGCAGTGGAAGAATAAAGGCTGGTTCTGATGATTGGATTGCCGAAGTAGACCAACATATTGATGACTCGTCTTACATGATTCAACAGATATCTGGTGAGTCCATTCCTCAACCAATTAGAACAATTATTGGAACTTATGTTGACGCTAGAAACAACTACATGATGAAGTCATCTGAGATGACAGCGTTCCAACAAGAGGCAGCGTTTGCTGCCGGCTTGAAGAACATGGAGTTCACTGGCTCTACTTTGCCACTGTCTCTGGTCGGCAAGGTGCCGCCAGAGCAGTTCAACATCGTAAAAACATTTGATGATGGATTTGTTCAGTTGAGCAAGTTCTTCCCTGATATTGGTGTGAGAAAAGAGATTGCTGAGATATTCCAGAACGTACACAGACTCAACGAACCACAGATGGTTAGAGAACTCAGTAAGTTCATGGGCAAGTACACAAAGTTCTTCAAGGCTTACGCCACGTTGACTCCTGGCTTCCATATCAGAAACGGTATGTCGAACACCTTTATGTTGTTCGCTGCTGGTGCTGAGTTGAAGTACCTGAACGAAGGTCTGTCAATGAGTAGGTCTTGGCTTGAGGCATCCAAGGCTGGAAAAACAATCGAGCAGTGGATTGCATCAGATGCTGTGCCAGCAGCAATGAAGCAGAAGGCACGAGATGCCATAGATGCATTCTTTGGTGCTGGTGGTGGTTTGTCCAATGACTTCTTTGACAGAGGTCTTGCCCCCAAGGGAACCAAGAAGTCCAAAGAGTTTGGTAAGTGGATTGAGAATCATTCACGATTCATGCTTGCATGGGATGGTGTCTCTCAAGGTCTTGATGCGAACTCTGCTTCTGCACGAGTACGCAAGTATCTCATTGACTACACCGACGTATCAACAGCCGACCAATACATGCGTCAGATTGTTCCGTTTTGGATGTGGACATCTAGGAACTTGCCAATGCAACTTGGAAACATGTGGCTCAACCCGAAGGCTTATGCAATCTACAACAACATCAAGCGCAACATTAGTGCTGACGAAGAAGGCGATGTTATCCCGCAGTGGATGACAGAGATTGGTGCATTCAAACTCCCATTCGGAAACAATGTGTACGCAACTGCAGACTTTGGATTCAATCGTGTTGGTCAGCAAATTCAAGAACTTTCAGACCCAACAAGATTCCTAGCAAACGTCAACCCACTGCTTCGTGTACCAGTCGAGTTGATGGGTGGCAGGCAGTTGTACAGCAACAGACAGTTCTCTGACAAGCCAGTTGAAGTTGAGGGTGGTGCTGGTGCACTGTTGCAGCCGTTCCTTGCTGCTGCCGGCTACGGCGAGTCTCGTGATGGTAAGAATTTCGTGGACGACAAAGCGTTCTACGCTTTGAGAAACCTCATACCATTCCTCGGAACAGCAGAGCGTCTAACACCATCTATCGACACCTACCAGCAACGTGGATACGTGAACCCACTACTTGGTTTCTTGGGTGTACCTGGTCGTCAGGTTAAAGAGCAAGAGATGCTTTCCGAATTGAAGCGCAGGAATGCGAACATCAACAAAATTGTTTCTAAAGAAAAAGCACTACAAGGAGAATAACAATGAAACGACATTACACTGGCAACAAAGATGGCGAAGCCAAAGGCTTGCGCCCAGGCATGAAAGTATTCATTGATGAGGTAATCAAACTCTCCAATGGTGCTCTCTGGAACAACGGTGACTTTGGTGTACGAACCATGCGTGGAAAAGAGTCACTGTCGGTTCACGCCACTGGTCGTGCCGTTGACCTCTCCTACAGACACATGCCTCCCAAGAAGGGTGTGAAGAACGGAAGGCGTGAAGCCATCCGTGTGATGAACATTCTTACAAGCAATGCAGAGTTGCTTGGTCTGGAAGCAATATTGGATTACTTCCCGAAGCCACACGGTCGAGGCTGGCGTTGTGACCGTAATGCATGGTCGTCATACAAGAAACAAGAAATCACAGGAGCACCAGGTGGCGACTGGATACATTGTGAAATTTCTCCTGCTATGGCAGACGACGCTTCAAAGATGAAACAGGCGTTTCAGAATCTTGTGATTCCTCAGAGTCCTCCAGTTTCACCAGAGCCTGCTCCAGAACAATAATGTCAATCACCATTCCGACAGGAATGTGAACTGGCATCCCAGCAGTCTTGAGGTCTGGTACTTCATCAGGAAAGTATGAGTTGACCACGGTTATATAACCCCGTAGACAATCAGCCCAAAGCCAACCCACCGTCACAACGGTGGCTTCCTTTGGTTCGTACTTCTCGATGTCTGTCCAGCCGTTCTCGCCATCAAAGGCATCACGCCAATGAACGGACACAAGCGGCCATGGGCAACGTACTTCTTTAGTCTTCATATGGGTTGATTCCTTCTTCGTATAGGTGTATTTCTAGTGTAGTAATTATTCCTGACATGAATGAACTGATGCGAAGCCAAGCCATTGGGTCTCCCATCATGCACCTCTGCCAGTATTGACACATCTCCACAGCAGACTGATTGTCTGCACTCATAACCACGCTGACCCCGCCGGTCATGTTGCGTTCAATCCTTTCGGCGTTGCTGTTCATGGAATCAACTTCATCTGATGGAATGATTTTGTATATCCAATCATTTTCATCAGTCATTTTTCTTCTTCCTTTTCTTATTAGCAACATATATGAACCCTTGGGGCAGACCGTTTTCTTGTACTCCCTGACCCACAGTAACGTCGCCGTAATGCGCCGCAAGAATGCGAGCAACCGTGTTCGGACTGACTTCAACATCAAATCCCACTGTAATCTGTCTCGTCGTCAAAGCCGAGCCTTTCTCGAATGATTGGGTGTTCTTGGAGATGCAACTGTAGCCGACCGTAGGCGGCGTTGCGTAGTCTCCAAGCATGTGTTTTTGTTACACCAAGTCTTGAACCAAGTTCCTCTAGGGATATCATTTCTGAGTTGAGTGCATCAACAATGAATTGGTCTTGTGGACTCAGCAGTTCAATGCAGTCTGCGACTGCTTCTCGTAGAGGTTGTAGTTCTTCTACGGATTCTTCAATGACATCACGGCTACCAGCCATCATCAACGCTTCAATAGGTGTCTCGGGACGGCGACGACTACGGATGCGCCCTACCGATTCGGGAGTAAGGGGTACGTCTTTATTCCTCAAGACTTACAATCTTACAGTTCTCAACTGGTATCTCAAAGAAGGCTTCACCATCAGTGTAGATGGTGTTCTTGGTTACAAGTTTCTTGAACTCCTTACCATCAACTATCAAGATATGGGTTCGCTCGTGATTGAACATCACGAAGCGCACCTCTTTGGTTCCCTCCAGGAACTTGTACTTTCGTGATGCGAAGTGAACCGTTGGATACGGAAACTCTGCACCACGCCAGTTGTGTTTGATTTCAACTTCAACACCAGTGTCTTCCCCCATCCAGTTGCTCAGTACATCTATTCCGTACTGGTCTGGATTTACTTCTGCCTCGAATCCTTTTGAGCGCAACCAATCAATAAGAATCTCTTTTACAGAATCATCTGCGTTGTACAGATTGCGGTCAAATGGTTTCGATGCAGGTTTCATGAGATGAACAATACTGTTATGACTAATGTGCCAATGATGAATAGTGCTATGCGTATCATGCCTTCTCCAAATACAAACTTACTATCTGCTTATCATCGGCGTATGCTACGCCGTTGAGTGCATCAAGAATTGACTTTGCGTAGTTGTCAATATCCCCAGTCAACTTTGACTTCGGTTGCTTTACCTTGGGATTCTTTTCCAACTTCTCTAATAGCAACTCTGTTCCCTCTACGGTGAATCTCAACTTCATGCTCAACAGTTCATCTTCAAAGAGTGGGCCGTCATACAACTCGCTAATTTCTTTTTCGTATGCAACCGTTTCTTTTGGTGTGTACGCCTTGCCGAATCGTGTCATCCTCGGGCGACCCTTTGTCTTGGGTCGCACCGAGAACACTTGGTGGTGTTTGATTTTTTTCATTTTGTAAACTGATTCCTTCCATACGGATTTTGATTTGTGTTGAGTCGACCCTTTTTGTAAGCGTCTTTCATGTTGGCTGAGTTATCTCCAAGCCACAAGTGTTTTGGGTTGACACATTCAGGATTGTCACATTCATGACAAACGAACATTCCTTGTGGAATCTCTCCATTGTGGATTGTGTAGGAGTATCTATGGGCAAGCCATCTTTTCTTATCTGCTTGGAACAATCCATAACCTTTACTATTTTTTGCTGCATCCCAAATCCAACACGCATCAGTCTTGATTATCTTGCTATCAAATCTTGTGTTTGAATCTTTGATGAATGGAGTAAACATTATGGTCTGAATGGTTCCTTGGTTTCTTGCCCGTAGATGTCTTCTACTATCTTCACCAGTTGCTCAACGCAATCAACTCTGAGGTGAAACTTCCCCCATCGTTTGTCAGCATCCTTCAAGATGGTATAAGCATACTTCATTGGCACATTGCCCTGGTGCATCTTGTGCACCATCTTGCACAAAGTGTTGGAACGGTCACGACCGTCAAGAGGACCATTGCGCCAGATGGTGGCGACATAAGCATCTACATAATCCAACGCCTCTTGGACAGAGGCTGTCATGACTGCTGGCTCAAGTAAAGCCTTCTGTCTGACACGATGCAACTCAGCAAGCGGTCTCAGCCTCTCGGCATCAACTCGCTGTGCGGACACAATCTTCAGGAAGGTATCAAACTTCATGGGACTGTCATCGTGGTTCATGATGTAGCGAACATCGGGTTCTGCATTCATGCCGTTGGGGTACGGCAATCTGACGTAGTTACCAAGCCCTGTGCATTCCTCCTGCTTTGGGTTGACCTCCTTGGGTGGCAGACCAATGGCTTCATGTGCAGACAAGAATGCTCTGCGCATGATTGGTGCTGGTATCCACTCGGTGGCGAACACCCACACATGGAAGCCTTTTACCGTTCGTTCTACGAACGATGGAATGCTCTTGGTGTGTAGTGCCATCTGGAGATTCCTGGCTGAGTCAATGTCATCAACATCAATGTCTGAGCATCCCCACCTGACGGTTGAGTTATCGAGCAAGGGATATATCCCGATGAGTTCCTCTCCGTACAGATGGCGAGCAAAGTTATCGTATGACACTGGCTTCTTGACAGAAGAACCTTCCCAACTTCCATACGCATCAGTTCTGCCTTGGAATAAATCCATGAATGTTTCTATTGCATCATTCATTAGAAAGCAGACTCCTGATGGTACTGGTCGGGCAGTGCACCGCTGAGGTCGGTAAGACGACCCGTGGCAACATCCAACTCAAAGTCAATGTCATCTACGAGTTGTCCTGCTGGACGCTTGTTCTTCAACAGGTTGATTGTGACTGTGTACTCATGAACACGCTGTTCATGTCGCAAGAAGTCCAATCGGTCTTGTGCTCGTTCGGAATGCGAACGGTCAAGTTTCTGTGTCAGTTCATGTATCTCAGCAGCAATCTCATACTTCTTACGGCGAACACCAATGATTTGTGTTGCTTGTTGTTCACCGCCGTATGAGCCTGAACTCATGGTCATCTTCTTGCCATCCGCACCTGCGGTGCGTGATGTCTGGTGTAAGACCAACATTGGAATGTCGTGCCTACGCCCGAATGACTTGATGAAGTTTGCCTTATCCGGAACTGTCTCTCCTGCTTCTACCAAATCCAAGTAGTCAACAACTACAAGTTCAGGTGCTTGACCCCACACATCACATACCTCGTTGTAGGCACGTTCCATGTCGGATGAAGTTAGTGGCTGGTCAAACACAGCAAGGTTGGGGAAATCTTCCTCAGCCGTTCTGCGTAGCAATTCGATGGCATCTTTGTCATCTGCTGCTACTCGTGCTTCCAGTTCTCGTGCATCAATGCGATGATGCATGCAGGTGAGTTTGGTCAATACGAGTTGTCGTGGCTCGTCAGGAATGAACATGGCGATGTGCTTGTCACGGTTGTGACGCAATGCGTGAAGTAGTAAGAGTGTCTTACCACCATGCGCAAAGCCCAACATCATTGCCACTTCTCCTGCCGCAATACCACGCATCTCTGCGTCAATGCGAGCAATACCTAAATGCACACGCTCCTGTGGCGACTGAGCCCATCTTACGAAAGAGTCAGCAGCCTCAGAGAGTGGTGAGTACATCCGATACTCGGAAGGTGGAGCGACTTGTGGTCGCCCCACCGATTCCCAGCCCGCAGATATTTGTTCTGCGGTTAGTCTCATTATCGGCTCCGTGGTGGCCAGTAAGCCTTCTCAGCATCTACTGCTTTGAAGGATGGTCGCTTTGGATTTGCTGCAAGACCGTCACGGTTGTCGTACACAAGTGTTACGCCATCACGCTTACATGCTTTGATTAGCCACTCTGGCAAAGGACCGTGTTGCTGACCCTTTACAGAAACACCTGCTGATGCATTCGGTGTGAATACTTCTTCAGCGTTGAATGCTTCTTTGACCATGCTCACTACCTTGCTGTTCTGTTCTGCAAGTGTTGGTGTTGTGGTTGCTGTCTCGCCATAAATCGACTCCATGAGGATGTCGCTGACGGTAGAGAATAAGGTTGCGAACTCACCGAGTCGTGTGTCCACATCCGTACTCTTATCTGTTAGGTCTGCTGCAATCTTTGCACAGACTTGGGTAATGATTGCTCTGTCCTTATCCATTAGTTTGCCTCCTCGGCATTGTTATCGGAGCCAACATGACTCCCCTTGCATAGTGACCATACTGGACACCACCTCTGCGAACAGAGGAAGTGCTGGTCATTCATCAACCATCGTTCTGATGGAAGATTTGCTTTCATCGCAAACAAAGTGTTTACGAGTGAAATCGTTTGTTGCTTAATCCATTCACCGTGACCAGCAGTTCTTTCTACGGTCACAATCTGTCCAGTGGATGAGCCATTGCGAATCATCACACCGAAGTTGAACTTGACGTCAAACTCTGTGAGACCAAGCGCAACTGCGGACAATGCGTACACAGATGACTGGATGTTCTGTGACTGCTTCTCTGCCTCGTAGTACTTACGAGCAGCAGTCTTCCAGTCCCAGATACCTTGGGGATGGAAGTAGTCCATCGTTCCCTCGTACCAAAGTTCGTACTCGAATTGCTCGGTCTGCACCTCACATATCTTTGTCTCAAACTTGAACTCAGGTGTACCACCCTCTGGAACATGAGGCATGATGTCTTTGACCCATGCTTCAGCCATCGAGGCAATGTGCTTATCCCAGTTCTTTGGGTCTGTGTTGGTGATGTTGATTGACTTGCCCTCGTCTTTCATCATCGTGTATTCCTTGGCACGGAATGCGGTCACGGAAAACTCAGCAATGTCAGATGCAGGAATCTGAGTTTCAAGAACGGCTTCAATACCTGCGTGAACAGCCGTACCCATCATTGCTGAATCATTCTCTTTACGCATCTCGGGATGCAAGGCGGAAAGCCTTGCTCGTTCGGGACACATCAGTGCATCACCTAGCCATGACTGGCGAACGAACACCTGTGTCAAAGCGGACTCACGGTTATTTATTCTCATAGTTTTCTCCTTTGTTTGTGTTGTTTTCTTTGTGTCTGTATCTTGTGCGCTTCGCCCCAACGGGGCAGAAGCGAGGACTGTGGTTCCCCCCCGTTCCCCCCCATTGTAACAGGTCTACATTCCCCATGGGTTCCATCCTTTCTGATATCTTCCATGCGCATAGTTGTGAATGGCGAGAGAGGCTCTCAGGTTCACTTCAGGCTTGAACAAGTCCTCAGCGGTGCTTAGGATGCCTCTAGAGCGCAACCAGCGAGTCCAAGAGCCGTTGATTTGCATAAGCCCTCTGGAACCACCGTTTGGGTCTTTGATGTTGTGCTGATGTGGCTGACACCTGCTCTCACGCCACATGACTGCATCCAGTACATGAAGTTGTGATTGCCTGAACCCTTGGTCTATTGCCATCTGCCAGTACTGCGGACACAAAGCCCATGATGCAACTGAAACGGGAGGCTCGTAAGAGCCCCCCGTGAACAGCATGAATGAGATTACTAGTTTCGCTATCAATGATTATCTCCTTGTAGTGCGGCTGACATGACATCTTCCATCTCTTGTTTCGCAGATAGAAGTTCGCTGAACTCATCGTGTGTTGAGTCAGCCCTTCGACCATCGCCCAGACGCTGGATTTTTTTAGCCAGTTGGTCTACACCGATGGACAGTGATTTCACTACGGCACGTAACTCAGAAAGAGTTAGCGACACCTCCAGTGTTGGTTCTAGTTTCCTATTCATTGTGACCCTCCATGGTCTTCTTGACTATCTTCATTGCCTGGGATATTGCTGCAAATTGCATCATCGCATCTGCTAGTTCTCCACGACCGCTATCGTCGTAGACATATTCATCGCTGTCCTCAAAGTCAATCGCTGAGTACAACTTGCCACCGTCGTACATAGAAACTAACATCACACGCCTACGTTTTGGGTGCTCTGATGGTTTGACTGAATCATCGTATGTATCATCTTCGGATAACGGTGCAGCCCAACCACATGTTGCGATTGCGAACTTGGTGAACTCACCACAGTTTGCGGCGTTGCTGTAGTCCGACAGTAGTTCGTACACATCGCCGTTCTCTCCAATGAGTTCAACGAATGGTTCCAAACCTCCCATCATGTCGATGCCGTAGAGTTTAGCCCTCTTGGAGTTGTGACCATCGGGGTTGATACCTGACTCTTTGATGTACTTGTGGATTCTTTCTATGTTTTTCATTTTGTTTCTTCTTTCTGTTGTTGGTTTGTTGATTTTTTTCTTCTTCTGTTATTGCCTCTATCAAGTGTGATACCTCCCCATACGCCTGAAGAGTTTGTCTCCATTCCGTATGCAAGGCACTGTTCGGACACAGGACAAGTGGAACATAACTGTTTCGCTTGTCTTATTCCTCGGTGATTACCGCTGAACTCGGGGAAGAACCAATCTTGTGGTGCCCCCTTGCACAGAGCATCCTTGAAGAACAAGGGTGTGTATAAGTTGAATGGTGTACTAGACATCCATACCTCCGTTCAAACGATTGCTGATAATGGCGAGAACCTTATCGGCAATCTCGTTTTCTATGTTTGCTGTCCTCTCCTGAACAGCCTTCTTGACCAGTTCAGTAAGTGTATCTGAATACACGATTGAGTTCATGGTGTTCTCAATCATGTTCTTGAACCTGATATTGCGTGTCAAAGCAACAACGAACCTTGCTTCATCAAACAAGCCCTCAACACTTTCAACGATTTCGGAGTAGTTGATTTCTTCTAATACATCCCTCCTGATTTCGCTGTAGTCAATGCTTTCCATTACCTGATTTCTGATGTTGCGATTGAATCGTGTGCTGTTCTCCAGCGTTGTAGCAACCGCAGTCTCATCTGGCTGACTTACCAAGATTGCAGCATTTACACGCTCTGCAATCATGTCGGTTAGGGATTGGTCAAACAAGTTGCCAATATCTCCCGAACTGAATGTGACTGGTATATCAACTGATTGTGTGGATAGTCTGATTGTTGTCATTGTATTTCTCCTTGTGTTTGTGTGTTTGTTTGTGTATTTGCTTCTGGAACAAGGTCATCAAGTGTGACTTCCTTGAGCACCAGACCTGACTTGGCGAACGCTGTTTGCACAGCGTTGCGCCAGTATTCGTATCTTTCTTCTTGATTCATTCTACCTCCTAGTAGTAACTCGGATGTACGCCCATTTGATTATTTGGCTGAGCCCACTGGTGATGAGGGTTGTAGTAGTCAATGTTGTACACATCAAATGCTTGCCAACATCCACAGTCATGATGAGCACCACAGAATAAACATGCCTCGCATGCAGGGCAATGTGAATACACTGCATCTGCTGAGATATGTTGTGAATGTGCGCATGTGTAGCACTCAAGCAACACGGTGGTGTCGTTGATTTGCGTCATGTACACTTCCATCTGTTGGATTGCCTCATCAAGAAGAATGCCAGCCTCATCATCATAATCATCTTCGTCAGAAGATGGTATGTGGACTAACGGCTTGGCATCGTAATCGGTGTAGCCGTAATCCCATGCTGAGTTGTACATACCGTAGCGATACGTAGATGGCACATAGAGACGCTCTTCATATGAATGGTTAGACCACCACATCTCTTTGTCCCAATGACCATCAGCCTCATTGACGATGTACCAATCATACTTGGCATCGTCATTGACGGTGAGGAAAGCCAACTTGGAACCCTTAGCCCATGCAGCAAGTCTGACAAAGTAATCATTGTCATCAAGTGCTGTGATGCCACCAAGATTCGGAAAGATATCTTGAGCGAACACCTTTGTGTCCGAACGAGTATCACCTGGCTTGATGTCTACTGGCAGGATTCCATTGTGACCTAGCACCGTGCTGTTGTCTTGACCAAGCACAAACGGATGACAGTTATCAACTGTCTCCGTGCCATGCGTAGCCCAACGGAAGTGGAATATGGCTGGGCCTTGATTGGTTGTGCGCAAGTCCGTGAACTTGTTGGCAACCTCATCAAAGTTCATGCCGTGTCCTGTGATTATTTTCTTGCCAGTTGAGATGGCAAAGCCAAAGCCGTCAGGATTGGCTAAAGCAGCATGCTTGAACCGTTCCATATCGGGATTGACATAATCGGGTATTAGTGTAAGCAGACACATGTTGTGTCCTTTCTGTTGGATTGTTCCAACGGTTTGTTTGTATGTTTATTGGAAAGTTGATAGAGGTCTATCAACTTGACTAGATATCTTCACCACGAATACCGCAACGCTCAACGATACGTTCGTCAAGTATGCGGTACTTGTCACCCTGAAAGCGAACCCATGAATGGAATGAGGCAAACTGAATTGCCTGATTCTGTAGGATTTGTTGCAGAGTAATCTCTGATGTGTAGTTGAATGCAGCGTCACAGAACTGCAAGCAAGCCTTGACAGTAGACGCCAACAGCGAGGGACGGAAGAACCGTAACTCAATGGTGTTGTTGTTCTGTAGGTTGATTGCCGTGTAACGGTCATTGTTGGTTGAGTATTGCTTGGCATGTGATGCAAGCGTAGAACCACGAACAGTCTTGCCAGAGTCGTAGTCATGATACGCATTAAAGAATGCATCCATGTCAAACTTGGCATAGTGTGATTCACGACCTGCGAACTGAACAAGTTGTTGCCTGTTCTTGAGTATGAGCAAGAAGAAACGCATCATATGACCGTAGTCAGCGAATGCATCACGAGACAAGTGAATGTGGAGACCACATGAACTTGCTTTCCATGCATCGTAACCAAGACCCTTGAGCCCCTCAATGCCTGACCAGTCAAAGTGATTCATTGCGAATCCCAATGTCATTGGGTGAGAAACAATCTCAAAGCCATGGCTGATTGAGCCATCATCTTTGAGATACACAACATTGTCAGAGCCAATCCGCTTGTTGATGGTACTGAGAACATGCTCAGCACCAGGAGTAAGCGAGTTGCCACGAACGACAGTAGGTCGTGTCAATTCTGTTTCTAACTCAAAGCCCATGTACAAAGTCTTTGTATGACCGTTCGCTGGAGTGTAGAAACTCGCAGTACCGTCATCTTCAAGAAAGTTTGGACTTGGCTTGAACGAATAATTATGAATGAAACCATCATCATCATCTTCGTTCTCGGCACATAGTTCTTCGTGGCGGTCGTGGTGACGCTCGCAACGATACTCATTGTCATGCTCTGAGTACCATGCTGAATCTTCATCCAACTCCGTACCACAGTCCATGCAATGTGCATAGACATATTCTTCTTCTTCGTATTCTGTTGGCATTTCTTTCTCTCTTTCTATTGTTTGTTTATCCATAACCGATTGTCATGGACGAGAACACACGAAACGAATCCCGTGTGCTCTAGTCCACGCAACATACACAAGCATCTGTGATGTTGTATGGAGTTGATAGAGGTCTATCAACCTGTCTGCTCATTGTCAGGAAACCCTTGTCGTATAAGGGTTTTATTGACAAATGAGCGTAGGTAGTCATTGTCCTTGGACATGACATTATAGTGCTGAACTAGATTCCAAGTGAACTCAACGAGTTCATCTTTACGCATCTGGCGCAACGCTGTCTTTGTGGATTTATTCATTGCTGTTCTCCTGTTGATTCCCATGAAGTAATCCATAGGTGGTTCCACACTTCTTGATTCACGGAGTCGTATCCATCTTCTGAATCAAACTTATCAACCGCATAACTCCATCTATCTTCTGATATCGGTTGTTCGTTGTCATCTGTAAATAAATCACGAGTCCACCATGATATTGCAATTTCATCATCAGCGTTTAGTGCTGACAACATTTTTATTGCTTGACTAACTCTCATTTGATTCTCCTTTGATTACATCACAGCACTCTACGCAAGTGAAACCATCAGGGTAATCACGACCGTATATCGTTGTGAATGATTCATCCTCTGGAATTGCATCTAGGTCAATACAACCAAGACAGTAAGCACCATCATTGTTTGCGAAACCAAGAACCCTCAACCATTTGATTTCTGATACTGATTTCATTTTGTTTCTCCTGTTGTTTCGTTGCACCTCATGCAAGTGCAATAGGATTCATCACGGCCGACAAACAATGCGAAGTAGTGGTGGTCACTCATTTCATCCAATTCATCTAGTGTGATGCAATCTAAACAGATTGAAACAGGTATTCCTTCCATCGTTTTCATTTTGTTTCTCCCAGTATGTTCTTGAGTACCTTTTCGTACTTCTCATCGGTCAGAAGATTGCCTGTAAGCATCATCTTGGTAATGAAATACCAACTATCGCCCCAGTTTCTTCCATTGCGGTAATGCTCTTTGATTTTTCTCATTTTGTTTCTCCTATGTTTGTGTTTGTGTATCTACCTCTTGAGAGTATTGCAACTAGTATCTCTATGCCTCGTTCACAATTTACAAGTGACATATATCGCTCCATTTGCTGTAAATCATCAATTAGTGCTTCTTCCTCGTACAACTCAAGTGTGATGATAAGTTTTTGTAAACCGTAAACTAATTCCTCATGTTTTTCACGCTGTAGTGTTTCCTTAATCATTTCCATTCTCCTTTGTTGTTTGTTGGATGATTACGCATAACCCATTCACGAGACATGAAAGTTGATAGAGGTCTATCATCTTCATTTAGCCACTTGCCTAGGTAATAACCAGTCATAACGAGTCCTGCTGATGCGCAGAACACGATGACCATTGTGAGTGTTTCTTTATCCATTGTATTTATCTCCTTTGATTGCTTTCATTGCTTGACGGTGGGACTTTTGGTTATACATTCTTTCCATTAGATAATTCACTGCATCGTCGTAGGACAAACCCAGATGGTACATGACTACCTTTCGCAGTTCCTCTATTTTTGTTTCCATTAGATACTCCAATCTGAGTTACGAAAGCGAGGTGTAACGCCAATATCTTCTTTGGTAATACGCATCTCAACAGCAACAATGTCGCTGAATTGGTCAAGTAAAGCAAGAACCTCTGCAAGTTCTTCCTTGTCATTCATTATCTGTGAACGCAAATTGTAAGCACGAATATTGAGTGCCTCAAATGTGTTCTTCTTCTTGCGGAATGGATTACTCATGTTGTTTGTTTCTCCTTGTGTATTTGCTCACTTGTGTGAACATGACGCAACACTATGCAGGGGGCTACACAATGTTGCGGTAACTCACACGAGTTACGGTTGATAGAGGTCTATCAACTATTTCTTGGTGGCAAGAGCAAACATGACCAAGTCAATCTTGCTTGCTGGAATGCCTGCATCACGCATTGCTTTCTTGACCAAGTAGGTCTCAACACGCTTGGCGGGTGCTTTCTTGCTTGCGCCCTTGTTGTTGCCCTTGCTCTTGGTTGCGGAAGTGATAAACGAACGCAACGAACTGATGTTGCGATAGGTGTATTCCGCATCGTAAGCCTTGACCATTGCGCTACGAGTACCAAACAATTCCAAGCCCTTGGCGATGAACGAGCAATACTGGCGCACCGTTGTTTCGCTGTGGAGTGAATTGTCTACTTGACTGCGTTGTGCATAGTAAGCGATGGACTTGTAGCCCTTAGCCTCCAATGCCATGTCAATCCATCCATCAAATTCTTTGGATGAACCTTGTGCAATTTTTGCTGCGTGGATTCTGTAGTTTGTCATTTTATTTATTTCCTTTTGTGTATGGAGTTATTCCGTAACTCACACGGGGTAATGATTACCGCATTGCACACAAGTTGATAGAGGTCTATCAACATTGTGTGCTAACGCTAATCACTACAGGGCGTAACGCTCTACCCATTGCTCAATGCTGTCGGCGTGAGCCGCATTGACGCAAGTAACGCAAACGCATTTACCTTGCCTCTGCAATTCTTCTTTCATGTATTCGGTGTCATCACTTACTGGATATTCTGTATTTGTATTCATGTCTATCTCTCTTTCTATTGTGTTTGGATTATTGTGCCGAACTCAAGTTCTTGCATGTATCACGCATGTATCTTGGGTTAGGTATCTGCGAATTATTGGCGCACCAATAAGCGTATTTGATTACTATCACTAGGTAATCTTCTGTGGATATCCATTGCATAGCCTGTGTCTCCTTGTGTGTTGGATACTGTCTTGTGACAGTGCCTCTCACTAGTAAGCGTGTGTCCAATATTCCTAAATACGGTTCGGGGGCAAATGCCTGTATTTACTGGTGTTTACGCACACAAGACGAGGGGGGGAGGGGGTGGGGGGGTGGCGCCCCATGCACAATATGGATGGCATCAAGCCGTAGCCGTACAACTCATTTTTCAAAAGGGGGGTACCCATAGACAAATAGGGTACCTTTTGTATATACTACAAGGCTTTTAACCATTTTTTAACTACGTGCTTGTTTGCTTGCCCTTTGTGCTGTCTTTGTGTTCGCCACAAATTGCTTACCCCGCTTGGATGCCTCTATCTTTTTCTTATTAGTGGCTGCCTTTTCGGCAGCAGAAAGATTAGCCCATGCTCGTTCTGGCAAGTAGCGTGTTGTCTTGTCTTTGCGTATTGCTTCTTTGCCATCCGAGGTCGTCCATTTTTCTTTAGTCCACTTGGTCAGATTTGACTGGGCAACCGTCTTAGCCCCGGAATAACCTCCGCCAGCCTTCTTGTATTTTTGGGCTACAAGTTGGGCTTTACGAGCAGACCATTGTCCAGGCCTGCCGCCCTGACTTGATGCCATGACTTGGTTCTTAATTTTGTTGCGTAGTGATGGGTTTGTGTACGCCACTAGCAGTTCCATTTCTTGAGTGCAAGAGCCTTGCGAGTTGGTCTACCCTTTTCATCCTTCATTGGCCCTGGCATGCCACTCATACGTGCGCAAAAGTTCTTTCTGCGGTTGGCTGCTTTAGAACCAGGCTTTAGTTTGGATGGCTTTGTTGTGACAGCCATCTGCAGTTTCGAACCAGGGTTCTCCTTGCGGTAAGAGGCAATACCCTTTTTGTTCAAGCCCCCTTTGGGGTCTTTCCCTTCCTTGCGCTGCCATGCAGCAGTTTTCTTTTTGGTTGCCATTACTACTCCCTGAACTTGTGTCCGTAGCCTACGACCGTGGGCTGCTTCCGAGGGAAGCCGCACCACGGTTACATGTGCTCTTTCCCCCCCTATAGTCCCCCCCATGCGTTACATAACTCTGTGCGTTCACAAAACCACTCACAGTGGTGTAACAAAGTGCGCTAATGGTGATGAAACAAAACGAAGAGTTAACGCTCACAGCACAGCAACAGCAGTATTTGGATTGGCTCTGTACGGCCCCTAGTGAACGCCAACCACCGTCCAAAGCAAAGATGGCAGAGTTCTTGAATGTTGACCCGAAGACCCTCCGACGCTGGGAAAAAAAAGAAGTATTCCTCAACCAGTGGAAGGCGGCGGTGGACGAAGTTCAGGGGTCGCCAGAGCGCACTCAAAGGCTCTTAGACACGCTGTACTCCAAAGCCCTTGACGGTGACACCAAGTCTGCCCAGTTGTACCTTCAGGCGACGAACCGTATGGTTCCGCCTTCGGTAACGATTAGTTCTAATAAGAAAGCAACAGAACTTACTGATGCTGAGTTGGACTCTTTGATTGCTGCGATGGCGGAGCGTGAGA